ACTTAATAGGCAAAAATAAGTAATGGAAAGCAAGAAAACGTTTAAAGAAACTAAGATCGGAGCTTTTTTAGCTAGTAAAGCACCTAAGGTTTTAGAAGCTATTGGCGACGTATTACCTGATCAAGGTGGGCTTGGTGTAGTAAAAAATCTTATAACAAGTGATAATAAGATTGAGGCAGTTGATAAAGAGCAAGCTATGAAGCTGATAGAGCAGGACTTACAAGAGTTAAAAGAAGTTTCAAGTAGATGGAGAGCAGATATGAAATCAGACTCTTGGCTTAGTAAAAACACTAGACCTTTAGCTTTAATTTTCTTAACTGTATCTTCAGTGTTTATAATGTCTGTAGATTCTTTTCATATGCAGTTTGAAGTTAATACAGCTTGGGTTGACTTATTAAAAACATTACTGGTAACAGTTTATGTAGCATACTTCGGAAGTCGTGGTGCTGAAAAAATAACAAAAATAAATAAATAAAAATGAGAGGATTAATAGGAAACACAGCTGCACAGCCTAGGGTATTTGGACACGATGCTGTTGCCGTAGTTATAGGTGCTGTTAATACTAGTTGGCCCGGCGATATAAGTGGAGATGGTAAAGGTGGAGTATCTGATTTAATAGGCGGAGGAACAGGCTATACAGCTGCAACTGGAGTTGCTACAACATCAAGTGGTTCTGGTACTGGATTAACTGTAGACACTGTTGTCAGCGGTGGTGTTGTTACTTCATTTACAGTAAATGCTGTAGGATCAGGTTATGTTGTAGGAGAGACAATAACAATAGCTGGTGGCACAACAAACGCTACTTTTACAATAACAAATATAGATATACCACATACTCATGAAAGAGGTTGTGTACTTTTACACGTTGCAAATTCTTCTGCAAGTGTAGGCTTAGTAATGGAGTCAGGTAATGCTATAACTGTAAGAGTAAAAGCTGAGGACATAGTAGGTCATCAGTGCCCGTTGCTAGTTAAAAGAGTAACTTCAGGAAGTGATTTAGTAGCTGTATATTAAAATGATAACTCAAAGATTTAACACTCATCTTCCTTGGAGAATGAGTGGAAGGGCTAAAAATAATCATTTTTTTGGCTTTGCATTTTTATTAAATTATGTTTGCGATAACTTACCTGATCACGGTAAAGCTTTAGAAATAGGTAGCTACATGGGTGAGTCGACTCAAATGATAGCTGCTAGTGGTATATTTAGTGAAATACATAGTGTTGATCCATTTAAAGGTACTGAAGAGTTTAACAAAGAGTTTGGTTACACATGGTCAAAAGTTAAATCAGAGTATAATAAAAATACAAGATACTTTAATAATGTATACCATCACCAAGGTTATAGCTATGATGAAGTGCCTAAGTTTCCACACGGTGAGTTTGAATTCATATACATAGACGCTAGTCATAAATATGAAGATGTAAAACAAGATATTGAATTATGCTTACCAAAATTAAAATATAAAGGCATAATCGCTGGCCATGACTACAGTTGGTCAGACGTCAAAAAAGCAGTTGACGAAAAATTTAACCCAGAAGAAGTATTAGTATTTTTAGATTCTTCATGGGCATATATTAAAAATTAAATTAAATTAAATTAAATGGCAAATAAAATAACTAAAAAAGAGTTATCTGAAGTAAAAGAAATTTCTAATAGCTTTAATAATATACTTTATCAACTAGGTCACATGAAGCTAGTTGAAAACGAACTACTAATTAAAGCTGCTCAAGAAAGGTCAGTTGTAGAAAGTGTAAAAAAGAAACTTCAAGATAAGTATGGTAATATAGACGTTGATCTTAAAACAGGAGAGTACAGTGAAAATAATAAGGAAGATTAGTGTAGGTTCTGACTATAAAAATGATGCTATGCATTATTCTACTGGTCAAGAAGTATACGGTGGACATACTATTAGCGATATTCTTTTTGAAGACAATGATCAGTCTTATAATATATTCATTGAGAAAAACAATGAAATATTACCTTGGAAAAAGTTTAATCGTAATATGGCTATATCAGTTGAATACGATTTAAAATACTAGTGAAAAGTTTATATCAATTTATAATAAAACCTTTTAACGACAGGTATGATAATACAAAGAAGATCGATGATAAAACCCTCATTGTTAACACTAGTATTGAAGATCATAAGTTTGTTAGTAAGAAAGCTGTTGTCGTTTCTACACCTGCAGCTTTTAAAACTAAGGTAAAAACAGGTGATATAGTATACGTGCATCATAATATATTTAGAAGATATTACGATATAAAAGGTATTGAAAGAAACAGTGGAACATATTTTAAAGATGATCTTTACTTTTGTTCTCCTTTTCAAATATATATGTATAATGGCAATAGCCATTTAAATTATTGCTTTATTAAACCTATTTTAAATAAAGAGAAATTTAGCATTAATAAAGAGCAACCTAACGTTGGTATAGTTAAATATAGCAATAGTTCCTTAGAAGCTCTTAAAATAACACCTGGGACACTTGTTACGTTTACACCTAACTCTGAGTTTGAATTTATTGTAGAGGGTGAACGACTTTATTGTATGAAATCAAATGATATAGCTTTAATCCATGAATACAAAGGAGACGAGAAAGAATATAATCCGAGCTGGGCGTAAAGCTGTAGACGAGTTAATTAAAGTAGCAGAAGAGCGAATTATAACTAATGATTCAGATGACTTAGCAGCTGATAGATTAAAAAATGCTGCAGCTACTAAAAAGCTTTGCATTATGGATGCGTTTGAAATATTACAGCGTATAGAAGAAGAAGAGAACATTTTAAAAGGTTTAGAAAATAAAAGAGAAATTAAACCGTTTAAAGGTTTTGCAGAAGGGAGAAGTAAATGATTTACGAACAAACTCTTTGGAAAGAAATTAAAGACATTGTAAATCCTAAAATATTAGCTAAAAACAATAGGTTTAAAAAATGGGAGTATGGTTATAACTCTGATTATGATTTTATAGTAATAAGTAAAACAGGGCAAATTGGACAAATCATTGAAATACAAAATCTCAGGATTGCTTTACCAGCAGCAAATGAACCGTTTAAACGAAGCAAAAAACAAAAGGAACAACTTTGGGAAAGATTTGAATATCCAAAAGAATTACAAAGAATAAAGACTAGGTTTGACTGGGAAGAGCATTCTGTAACTTTTAAAGAAAAATGGTACGATTATATTGACAATGAATTTATTAGACGAGAAGAAGGATTTTGGTTTTATAATGATGGTACTCCTACTTACATTACTGGCACTCATTACATGTACTTGCAGTGGTCAAAAATTGACGTCGGAGCTCCAGACTACAGGGAGTCAAACAGGTTGTTCTTCATATTTTGGGAAGCGTGTAAAGCAGACAACAGGTGCTACGGAATGTGTTACCTTAAAAACAGACGATCTGGATTCTCTTTTATGTCAAGCGCGGAACTTGTCAACCAAGCTACAATATCTTCCGATGCTAGATTCGGTATACTTTCCAAGTCTGGAGCAGATGCCAAAAAAATGTTTACAGATAAAGTTGTCCCAATATCCGTTAATTATCCGTTTTTCTTCAAGCCAATTCAAGACGGTATGGATAGGCCAAAGACTGAGCTGGCATATAGGGTTCCAGCATCCAAACTTACTAGAAGAAAGCTGGAAAATAATGAGCAACTCACAGAACTAGAAGGACTTGACACAACTATTGACTGGAAAAATACAGGTGATAACTCTTATGATGGTGAAAAACTAAAACTATTAGCTCATGATGAAAGTGGTAAATGGGAGAGACCTGATAATATATTAAACAACTGGAGGGTTACAAAAACTACACTACGTCTTGGTTCTAGAATTGTAGGTAAATGTATGATGGGCTCAACTTCAAATGCTTTAGACAAAGGTGGAGACAATTTTAAACACTTATACTACAATTCAGACGTTACAAAGAGAAATAAAAACGGACAAACAACTTCTGGACTCTATAGCTTGTTCATACCTATGGAGTGGAACTACGAGGGATTCATCGATACTTATGGATCACCTGTCTTCGTTACTAGGGAAGATAGAGTCAAAGGAGCTGACGGTCACGAAATTACAACAGGAGTTATTGAACACTGGAAAAATGAAGTTGAAGGACTAAAGCATGATCAAGATAGTTTAAATGAATATTACAGACAGTTTCCAAGATCAGAAGCTCACGCGTTTAGAGATGAAAGTAAGCAAGCTCTTTTTAATATAACAAAAATATATCAACAAATAGATTATAACGAAGAGTTAAACAATATAGCAAATATAACTCAAGGTAATTTTACTTGGAATAGTGGGATAAAAGATACTACAGTAAGTTTTATACCAAGTAATAATGGTAGATTTTTTGTTAGTTGGGTACCTCCTCATAATTTACAAAATAAAGTAATAATTAAAAATGGAACAAAATATCCTGCTAACGAACACATTGGAGCTTTTGGCTGTGACAGTTACGACATTAGCGGTACTGTGGATGGTAAAGGTTCTAAAGGAGCTTTACATGGATTAACAAAGTTTTCTATGGAAGATGCTCCATTTAATCAGTTCTTTTTAGAATATATAGCTAGACCTCAAACAGCTGAGATATTCTTTGAAGACGTTTTAATGGCTTTACATTTTTACGGCATGCCTATACTTGCTGAAAATAATAAACCAAGATTATTATACTATTTAAAAAGAAGAGGCTATAGAGGTTTTAGCATGAATCGTCCTGATAAGTTAGCTAATAAATTATCTACTACTGAAAGAGAAATAGGTGGCATACCTAATTCTAGCGAAGATATTAAACAAGCACATGCTGCTGCTATAGAAACTTATATAAATGATAATGTAGGCAGAATAAAAGAAGGTTATGGTTCGATGTATTTTCAAAGAACTTTAGAAGACTGGGCTAAATTTAATATTAATAACAGAACTAAATACGATGCTACTATAAGTTCTGGTTTAGCTATAATGGCTTGTAATAAAAACAAATATAGACCTGCACCACAAAATACTATTAAATCTTTTAATCTAGGTTTTAAAAGATATAACAATGATGGCAATATTTCTAAAATAATAAAATAAATAAATGCAAATTTCTTACACAAGTAATAGTTCTTTTCCAGATCAGGTTGTACCAGCTGCAGAAAAAGCTACTTTAGAGTATGGGCTTGCCGTGGGCAGAGCTATAGAGAGTGAATGGTTTAAAAATTATAGAGGTGGAGTAAACGCTCCTGGTTATGCTGTTAACTTTAATGAGTTTCATAATTTAAGATTATATGCTAGAGGTGAACAACCAGTACAAAAATACAAAGATGAGCTAGCTATAAACGGTGACTTAAGCTACTTAAATCTAGACTGGAAGCCAGTTCCTGTTATTGCTAAATTTGTAGATATTGTTGTTAATGGTATATCTGGTAGAAATTACGA